GAGGATGCGATTAGCCTCGGCGTGCGTCATGCCTTGAACCTGTGCAATCAAACGCTCTTTACGGGTGTCTTTTACCTCGGGGGCGCGGTAGTGTTTTGTCGGGTCATCGTTCCCAACCTCAACGCATCCGTAAGCCTTCAGCATCCGGCGATGCTGCGACCGCGAGGTAACCATTTTCCCGTCGAGCATTGACTTGTACGGCGTAATATCAGGCTGGACATAGTGGTACTGCCCGCCCTTGCCCTTTACCCGCTCGACTAACTCGCCGTCCTGCCAAACATAGGTGCGCTTCATAGCAGTAGCAAAACCTCCTCGTCATCCAACTCCAGATACGCCGCGTAGAGTTGTTCCGCAGCGTCCAAGTCATCAAGCAGCGCGTCCCAATTTACGGAAGGCGTCTGTAGCGCAATACCGGGCGTTTTGGGCGCATCCACGAAGGGGGCGGCGATAGCCTCCACCACCTCGGGGCGACCCTCCAATAGAACCTCATATGCGTCCTGAATCTGCTTCCGACGCCTTGCACGGGCTTCCTCGTCCTCTTGGAACTTGCGTTTACGCTTCCGGTCGCCGTCGTGGGTGTCAGGGACAACCACAATGGGCGGGACTACGCCGCTACCCCACGATGCCGCCCAAGAGCCGCCCCATGACGCGCCCCAAGTCGAATAGGCAAACGGCACTTACACAGGCCCCCACTCGTTGCCCGGCTGGCCCGTGCCAATTACCTGCACATCGTTGACATACTGGATGTTGGCATTGACCTGATTGGCGACCGTGAAGGTCAGCGAGTCCGTCTTGGCCTTTACCGCCGTCAGGTCAGCCGCCGTCGCAAGGCCCGACTGAATCTCGGTTACCGCGCTCGACGCAATCGCAGCCGCCGTGATGGCGTCATTGGCGATGCTCGACACCGTGACCGAATCGCCCGGGAGGGCGGCGAACACCTGTTCGCGCAGGTCAATGGGGTCAGCACCCGAGGCCGTGATATGCAGCACCAAGTCACCAAGCGTGTCGGTGTTGCCCGAGGTCAAGGCAAGGCTATACCAACCGTCCCCGCGCTCCGTGACCGTAGGCGAGACAGCGCCAAAAGCCGCGCCGTTCTTGGACAAGGTAATGGTGAGCGTCGCGCCCGTCTTGCCGGTCACATGGTCGGCAGAGTCGGTCAGAAACACCATCAAGTTCCGCGCTGTCGATTGCTTGAGCATCTCTTACCCCTTGTTCACAACGCGGGACTTGGAATAGGTATTGCCGCCACCGCCACCCGAATAAGTGCCGGTGAACTCGGTGCCGTTCGCGCCGTAGGAAACGCCGAGTTTTACATCCGCAGGGATAGGCTGTTCAAGCGTGCCGGTGTAGTCGTTGCCATTCGGCCCATATAGGACGCCCTGATCGACGTCGCCGACCGGGGGATAGGTGCCGCTCACAGTCGGCGGGTAGTGCAGCACGACCGCTTCGATGTCAAAGTTGATGAAGGTGCTGGAGGAGTTGACGGCCTGCGTGCCGCCAATCGCCACAGTCGTGCCGCTGACAAGGCCGAGGCCGTCGCCCGGTTTGAGCAGAATGCCCTTCCCCGGCTCGGCGTCAAACAGCAAATCGTTATTGAGCGCAGACCATTGCATACCGATTTTTGTTTCGCCAATGGCCGGAAAGATGTTGGTCATCAGGGTGCGGCTAAAGGTTCCGGCATTGAGTTGCGCCGTGTTCCACGCCCCGAGCGAAACGCCCGCTCCTTGATACGCCAGCCCGTGCGTCTCGTAATAGTCGGCCTGCCACTCGCCCGAGATGCGCGGCTGCAAGGGGCCGGACTTCACCACGAGCGCCGAGGGCGCGGTCTTGGAGGTGTCCGGCAGGATGGGCGTCACCGTGTCGCCGCCCTGCGCGATGCCAGAGATTCGACAGAGACGCAGCGCCGGTGTCAGCACAGCGTCGCCGTCCATCGGAAGCACCCACAAGCGCACCGCCAGCACCACGCCCGAGCCGCTGCCGTTGAAGATGGCGAAGGTCGCTTCGTCTAGTCGGCGGTCGGTCGAGAGGTCGGTCGAGCGGCAGATGTAGGTCGCGCCGGTCGAGATGTTCGTCACCACCGCCGCAGTCTGCATCGAGTGCTGCGAGCCGTAGGAGTCTTGGAAGATGCCGATGCCCTCCCCTTCGCGCAGGATGATCGGTTCAACATCCGCGCTCTCACCGCCGCGCCAGATGTCGGCCATGTGCGACTTCTGGTGGGTCATCATCGACCCGCCATAGGTGCGGCTGGAGAACTGCGTGTTGGCGATGGTGTTGGAATACGCCGGGGCGTCCGCGATGCGACGGAACACATCCGTTGCCGTCACGCTGTCGGGGTCGTTGACAACAAACACTTGCGAGGGCAGCGAGGCATCGCCCGTGTCTACCTTGATAGGCGTTACCGTATCGCCGCCAGAAATTGCCGTAATCCGCTTGATGGAAAGCGACCCCGCACGCCCCACGCCCGCCGTGTTGTTGCTAACCGGGGCAGCGGGCGATACGCGCAGCGAAACCAATTCAAAGTAACGCCGGTCGTCGGCAGTCTCGTTGTTAAGGATGGCGAAAAGCCCATCCTCCAACGGACGCACATCGACGGCGTTCATGCGGAAGTACAGCGTTTCAGGCATCGGGCGGCGGCTCCGTCACCACCTCAAAGCGCGTATAGCGCCCCTGCACCTTGCACGATGGGCAGGTAATCGGCGGGGAGTACCCGCCAACCCCGCCGTTCAAGTCTTGCGAGATACGGTCAGCCAACTCCTGCGCCACTTCCCACTCGTGACCGCAGGTCTTATGGCGCAAGGTAGGCATGGATTAACTCGCAGCGTCGGTGAACTCAATCTCAAGGTCAGCCGTGCCGACCGCCGAGGTACCGCTGTGGAACAACTGCACGCCTTCCGACGAGCGGCACACGACAGGCTCAACGTTCGTATCGCCGTAACCCGCGTTCCAGATTTCCGCGAACGGCACCAACGTCAGCCAGTTGGCCTGCGTCGTACCGGCCACCACAGGCTCCTCGTTGACGAACAGGAAGCGACGGAAGATGTCGCTGCCCGTTACGGTGCGGTTCGTGCCGCAAGTCGTGTTCGCATCAAGCGCCGACGAGTTCGTGTCGTGCTTGACCGGGGTCACCGCCGTGCCGCCTGACGCTGCCGTGATGCGACGAACCTGCGCGGTCGTAATAACGCCCGTCACCGCCGCCGTACCGTTGTTAAACCAATACATGCGGTATGCACGGATGACTCGCGCCGTTCCGGTCGCGTTGAACACGTCGAGCATATCTTTACCCGACGCATACGCCACCGCACCCGCTGTTGCTCTCCAAGTCGCAGCCATTGTCAGACTCCTGTGATGACTTTGCCCGTGCCGGTCGTGGCGCGGAATACTTCAATTTCGCCGCTGCCGTCCATTTGCGGCCCCGCAGCCCATTGTTTTACCTTACCTGCATTCAACGCTTTAACGCTTGCGTCAAGATCGTCGCGGGTGTCACCGGGCATCAGCCCCAAGCGCCGTCCGGCCTGAATCTTAAGCATAAAGTCTACGCATCGCTTTACCGCCCATTCAGGCACAGGCGATTCTACGCGAAGCAACCATTCCCCAAGCGCAGGTCGCCACTCCATCGCGGGTTGTCTCATTGCAGTCCCTCCTGTCGCACAATCTCAACGCCCGCAGCCCGCCCATCGGGGCCGCGAACGATGCGCTTCGGCGCGTACATCGCCTGCATAGCCGTTTGCAGGTAGGCCAAAGTCTCGGCGTATTGCTGCGCCTGCTGCGCCTGCATCTGCTGCAAGCCCTCCATCGCCTGCCGCAAGTCGTTGTTGACCGTCTGCGCCATCGCTTGCGTCTGCGAGGCTTGCGCTTCAATGTTGGGAAGGTCAACACCGGGGTTAGCAGAGATACGCGCCACAAGGATTTTTGTCTGCGCGTCGAGATTGGCTTTCCACTTCTCCAACTCGGTCTTGTTCTGCATTTCCTGCGCCTTCAACTGCGCTTCAAACTGCATCCGCTGCGCCTCGGCCTGCTGTTCAGCGGCGATACGCTGCTGCTCCATCTGCAACTTGGCGCTCTCAACCTGCTGCGCGGCCTGCATCTTCGCCTGTTCCAACTGCATCTGAACCTGCGCTTTTTGCTGCTCGGCCTGCGCCTGCCCCTCTGCGGCTTGCTGCTCAGGCGAGGGCTGGCCCTGCGCCGCCTTCATCTGCTCCATAGCCTGCTCAATGGCACCCTCTAGCGGACGCGCCTGCTTGAACGCCTGAACGCCAAACTTCATCAGTTCAGACATTATCGGAGCCATCTCGGGACGGGCAACCGCAACCGGCAACGCCTGCTGCATGAACCCGCCGAACGCCTGCAAGAACTCCATACGGTCCTGCTTCATCTGCGCCTCGTCGATCTGGACGAGGCTATCCGCAGCCACATCAATGCGGAAGTTACGCAGCGGGCTATCCTGCAACAACTGAAGCGCCTGCGGGATGACAGCCTTATCCGCGTCCGACATCTGCTCGGCGGCGGCATAGGCGAGGATGGTCTGCGGCTGGAACTTGGTGCAGATGATTTGCGCCTTTAACCGCAGCAGTTCCGTGGCAAAAAGCGCCACATCCTCTTGCATCGACCGCAAGCGGAGCGAGGCGTACTGCCCCTTAATCTGCTGCGCCGTCGCCGTCTCACTCGCCGCCGTCTGGCCTCGGATAATGTCCGAGATACCCGTAATCTCGTAAATCTGACCCTTGATTTGCTCACGCGCCGAATAGCATTGAATCAGCGCACCGGCAATCTGATCAATGGGCAGCAGGTCAACCGACCCCTTCAGACCGCCCTTCTCGCTAAACGCCATCCACTTATCGACCGGGATAAGCGCGTTGTTCTCGCCTTCGGTCAAGAGCCGCTGCAGCGCAGGCTGCGAAGCGTCGTACACGCCGCGAACGCGCAGCGCCTTTACCAGTCCGTCGATGCGGTCAGACAGAATGTCCAACTCAACCGCTTGGTCTTGGTAAAGCGTGAAGTCCGGCACCGGCACAAGCGTGTCGCTCGTCGTGGTGGCGTACAGCGGACGGGGGCAGGGGAAGAAGCCTTCCAGACCAAGCGGGTCGTCGCGCTCGTCAATGATTTGCGGGTAACCCTTGCAGAACCAGAACACGCGCTTGGTGGTCTTGTCCCACAGTTCGCATATTTTGGCGCGGTTGTTTACCCGCTTGCGCTCGTTGTAGGCGTTGAGCGGCTCCGGGCCAGAGTCCAGCGGGATGACCTTTGCCTTGTCCTCGCCAAAACGCTCTACAAGCGCCTCATGGGTCATGTAAACCCACCGCCATACGCAGGTCACCTCCTCCCATGTACGCGCCGTAGAGTGTCCAAAGTCCTTCCAATGCACATAGTCGGCGGGGGCGCACTCGTATTCGATGGCCTCAAGGTCTGCGCCTTCCACATCCTCGGTCGCTTGCAGCCCCTCGTCGCCTACGCCGATGCGCGTGACATGAGGCTCGTACCGCACCCATGCAATACCACGACCGCCGAGGAACCTGTCCTCGACGGCGTACTTCATCGCAGCGCGAAAGTCGGGGTAATGCTCAATCTCAAAGTCTAGCGCCCGCTCGACAAGCGTAGCCGCTACACGCCCCACCGGAT